GCAAAATTCAGATATGCAGTTCTTAAGAATTTAAAAAGTATTGATAGTGAAATCGAATCACTTAAAACAATTGAGAAAGATATTGAAGAAATTATTAAAGATTTCAATGAAGCTAAAAATATTATCATTATGGAACACGGAACTCCAGATGAAAAAGGTATACACGTAGTTAAACCAGGTGACGAGAACTTTGAACTAGTTAATAAGAAAATTAAAGATCTAGTTAAAACTCATGAAACTTCTCTAGATCTTTATAGACTTAAACGAGAAGAGTATGAAAAACTTTTAAAAGAAGATGCTGAATTTGATTTTAATTTATTTGAAATCAATATTGATAATATTCCAGATGAGTTAAAAGATCTAGAAATCTTAATGGACTTCGAGATAGTAAAATAATAAACATAAAATTACATATACTGCTAATTTTCAATAATATTTATATTATAGATTTTTATTGAATTTTTAGCAGTATCTTTGTAGTATAGAAAATGAGAATGATATATGGAAGAAATACTAAAGAAATTTAATTACAAACCCACAGAAGAAAATACTTGGGTTAAAGGTGAATGGACTGTTAGATTTGATGATGAACTCGTCGAAGTTTTTAACGATCCTAATAAAAGTGCAGGCGAATATTATAGTTCACCAATTGCAACAGTAGATTTAGAATTAATATTAATGGAAGTTGATAGGAAAAATCGCTGACCAATCGTTACTATGGTTACTGATATGATTACCGATGTAAATGCAGAATCAGAAAATGCAACTGGAAATACTTATATAATGTTTACTCCTCATAGAGTATGGTTAAAAGATTGGTTAAGGTTATGGGGTCAAGAAGAAAATGGAAGTTATTCTATTACAGGTAACAATATCTTTGTTGTTGATTCAACACTAAGTAAAGTAATAGATATTACAAAACTAATATAAAAGTTAGAGGTTCTTTAAAACCTCATCATACCTTTGTAGTGTAATGGTTAGCACACAAATCTTCAAAATTTGTAAGTGTGAGTTCGAGTCTTACCAAGGGTGCAAAATGATAGAATAAATATGAATAGAACAAGTAAAGAAGAATTAGAAAAACTAATATTAATAGATAAGTTATCATATGCTGAAATAGCAAGAACATTTGGTGTATCTGATGTTACTATTAGAACCTGGGCAATTAAACTAGGGATAAATATTCCTAGCCGAAAAAAAATATTGGAAAATAAGATATGTTTAAATTGTAATAATGAATTTAAACCATCTGGAACTACAAATAAATATTGTAGTCAACAATGTTCAAATGAACATAAAATAATTTTAAATTATGAAAAATATAAATTAGATAATTCCATACTTTATGGACAATCTAATATGTCAAATTATAAAAAACATTTTTTAAAAGAACAAGATTATAAATGTACAATTTGTGGAAATCCGAATACTTGGAATGATAAAGAATTGGTATTTGTTTTAGATCACATTGATGGTAATGCTGATAATAATGAACGTAGCAATTTAAGGTGTATATGTCCTAATTGCGATAGTCAACTTGATACATTTAAATCTAAAAATAAAAATAGTGCTAGAGCAAAATACAGACAAACTTTAAAGGTGGAGGAATGTGTATAATGACCGAACTAGAACAAAAAATAATAGAATTAAGAAAAGAAGGATTAAGTTATAGAAATATTCAAATAAAATTAGGTAATCCTTCTAAAAAATTTATAAGAGAAACACTTTTACAATACACTCCGGATTTAGTTGGAGATATAGTAAAAAATTATAATAAACTAGAACCTAAATGGTAACTAAGAAATAGTGTAAGGTATATGACAACAGGGATTCTATATCCATTAAATGATAATCTCATATCAACCAAGCACCAAGCCCATTATCAAAAGTAGTGGGCTTTTTTAATAATTAAATAAACAATTAGAGGAAACAAACAGAAACTCTTAATTAAAATTAAACAAAGAATGAACGCAGGAAAGAAATTTTTGAGTGACTTAAAACTTCACTCTGACTACTTAAAGTGGAGACCAGAAGAAGGTCGATACGAAACATGGAATGAAGCATGTGAGTCTATAATCAATGGTCATAAAGATCATTATGCAGATGTAGACCTAAGTAAAGAATTAGAATACGCATTGAAATATATGCAATCTAAAACGGTACTAGCTTCACAACGAAATCTACAGTATAGAAATGAGCAGATCGAACGTAACAATGCAAGACTTTATAATTGTTCATCTATGTATGCTGCTAGAAATAAAATATTCCAAGAAGTATTTTACTTAGCATTAAGTGGTTGTGGTGTAGGATTAGGATTACTTATTCCTTTTGTGAATAACATTTCACAAGTAAATAAAAGAACTAAAGGGACTAAAACATTTATTGTTCCCGATTCAATTGAAGGATGGTCTGATGCATTTGGTGTATTGATGTCATCATTCTTCATTGATAAACAACCTTTTCCAGAGTATGCAGGATACGAAATTAAATTTGACTATTCAGAAGTAAGAGAAAAAGGTGCATTCATTAGTGGAGGATTCAAAGCTCCAGGACCTGATGGTTTAAAACAATCATTTGAAAAGATCGAAGAGTTCTTAAATAAATGGATTACATCAGAAGGCACTAAACTAAGACCAATCGCTGTATGTGATATTCTATGTCACATCTCAGACGCAGTATTATCAGGTGGAGTTAGACGTTCTGCTCTTAACATGATTGTTGATCCAAATGATGATGAAATGATTAATGCTAAAGTTGGTAACTGGAGAACTAATAACCCACAACGTGGAAGAACAAATAATTCGGTGTTACTTCTTAGAAGTTTAACCGGAAAAGAAGAATTTGAAAAGCTTGTTAAAATGAATGATGGATATTCTGACATTGGTTTTGCATTTGCTAACTCATGGTTTGATATGTTCAATCCTTGTTTCGAAATTCTTAAACACCCAATTCTTCATTCAAAAATTAGTACAAAAATAAATGATGTATCTTATGATAAGATAGAAGAATTTATTAGAGATAATGAAGACAAACTAGGTGTAGCATTCTGTAATCTTTGTGAGATTAATGCAGAACAATGTGATATAGTTGAGAATTTTTATTCTGCGTGTATTGCTGGTGCAATCATTGGAACACTACAAGCAGGTTATACATCATTTCCTTATCTTGGAGAAACCACTGAAAAGATTGTAAGACAAGAAGCTCTATTAGGAGTATCTGTTACAGGATGGATGAATAACCCAATGTTGTTTAACACCGACATTTTAAAACATGGTGCATCTTTAGTTAAAGAAACAAACAAGACAATAGCTGAAAAGATTGGAATTAATCAAGCTGCTAGAACGACATGTGTTAAACCATCGGGTAATGCATCTGTAGTATTGGGAACTGCGTCAGGTATTCATCCTGAACATTCTCAAAAGTATTTTAGAATCATGCAACTAAACAAAGAAAACGATACAGCCAAATGGTTGAACAAACATATGTCTTATCTTTTAGAAGAAAGTGTTTGGTCAAGTACTGGATCTGATTATGTTGTATTTGTTCCTATTGAGAATCCTATTGAGGGATTATATAAGAAAGACGTAAAAGGTGTTAAACATCTTGAACTAATAAAACTAGTACAATTAAATTGGGTAAATGAGGGAACTAATCGCGATCTATGTGCATATCCTGATGTGAATCATAATACATCTAATACTGTTATTGTTGATGATCAAAAAGCTGTTATAGATTATATTTGGAATAACAAACATGACTTTACAGCAGTATCCTTTATATCTGATTACGGAGATAAAGATTTTACACAAGCTCCATTCACATCTGTATCTTCATTAGATCAACTAATGAGTGACTATGGAAAAGGTGCATTATTCGCATCTGGATTAATTGTTGATGGACTACATTATTTTAACGACAATCTTTGGATTGCTTGTGATATGATTAAAGATAAATCAGTTCCTATTACTGGAACAAGAGAACAAGTAATGCTTAAGAAATATTGGTTGGCTAGAGCAAAGAAATTTGCTAACAACTTCTTTGGAGGAGATTTACAAAAGACTGTATATTGTTTAAAAGATGTACATCTATTTCATAAATGGGAAGTAATTAATAGACAATTTAAACCAGTTGACTTTGGAGAGATTCTAAACAAGCCAACATATAAAGACATTAGTGACACAGCGGCCCAAGCTTGTAGCGGAGGTTCATGTGAGATCACTAGATTATAAACTTAACAAACAATTTATGGGAAAAGGCACACGAGAAAAGCGTACTGAGAAACGCGAGAAAAACAGATTACCCGAAAAACAATCTAACTTAGTAAATGATTTCAAACCAAAGAATGAGAAACAACAAGAGTTTATTAACCTTATAAATGATAGAGAGATTATCATTGCTACAGGTCCTGCTGGAACAGGTAAGACATATGTAACATTAGCAACAGCTTTATCATTATTAGGTTCAATCTATAAAAAGGTTATTCTTGTAAAGTCAGTAACTACTATTCCCGGAGAAGAAATAGGATTCCTTAAAGGTGGAATGGAACAGAAAATGGAACCATTTATAATGTCTTATATGTGAAATATTGATAAGATCTGCGGAGATAAATCTGCACAGAACTTACTTGATAAAAAAATAATTGAAGTATTACCACTAGCTTTTATTAGAGGTTTATCAATTGATAATGCTATTGTAATAATCGATGAAGCACAAAACATAGATAATCATACTTTTAAAACAATGATGACTAGAATTGGAGAAAACTCAAAATACATTCTTCTTGGAGATAGTGAACAAATAGATAGACGTAAGAAAAGCGAATCGTGTTTAGCGAAAGTTATTGAGATATTTACTGATTCAGATATTATTGGATCAATAGAATTTAAAGATGAGGATTGTGTGAGAAATCCAATCATTCCTATAATTTTATCTAAACTAAGAGAGAACGGAATCTAAGTTATAAGGGAGCATGTAAATGCTCCCTTTTTTCTGTATATACTAAAATGTGATTTGTGAGATATATCTTACAATTTTATTTTAAATTTATACATGGTTATTATTTTTATGACAAAAATTATTAATACCTTTGTACAAATATAATGGAGATATGAATATGTATAAATGAAAAATTAAAGTTAAAGACAAACAATTTATTACATAAATAAAGATTAAAAATGACAGAATTACTAGTAGGCGGTGCAGTAACAATTGCAGTATCAGCATTTACTTTCCTTTTAGGAAAGGGTAAAAATCAAGCTGAAACAGAAAAGCTTGAAAAAGAAACAGAGAAAATAGAAATCGAGACTAAGTTCGATGAGGTTAAATTACTTAAAGAAATTAATCAAAACTTATCAGATCAATACGAAAAAAATGATAAGAGATGGACTGAACGTTACGCCGAAATGGAAAAAAAGTGAATGACTATTGTAAGCCAATATGAAGTTTATAAAACTCAAACTGAAAAACGTATTTGTGAACTTGAAGAAATTGTAAAGAATCAAGATAGAGATAAATGTTTAGGTGATTTATGTCCTACTAAAATAGAATATAATAAGATCCTAGCAAAAAGATTAGAGAGAAAAAGAAACTCCGCTATGAAAAAATTTAATCAAAGCGGTACAAAACAGGAATAAGAATATGGATAATGCGAATGTAAAATTTAATGAATTGAAAGTAGATAAGGAAGATAGCTGCGTAATGTATAATGACGAGCTCCACAAATATTGGACAAAGAAAACCAATCAAGCGTGTATATCAGCAACTACACTAATCCATAAATTTGGAACATTCGATCCAATCTTCTGGAGTGCTTATAAAACATTAGAATCACTCATAACAGAAGATGAATTTAAAACAATTAAACCAACTCTTTTAGATAGAAAAAATTTTAAAGATGAACACTACGAATCCTTTGGTATAACTAAGGAAACGTTTGAAGAAAGAAAAGCCGAAATTCTAAAAGAATGGGATAGAAAACGAGATGAGTCTTGTATAAGAGGTACAGCAATCCATAAGCAAATGGAAGATGGACACTTAGATGGAAAGACTGCTGAGTTACAATATTTAAATTTGGGAGGTTCGTTTAAAACAGACATTACTAACAATCTAAAACCTGGAGAACAAGGTGTTTATCCAGAATTACTTTTAAGTAGAGTATCCGATGATGGGGAACTTAGAATTGCAGGTCAAGCAGATTTAATAATAGTAGACGGATATGATGTCTACATTTTAGATTATAAGACTGGAAAGAAGATGGATACTAAATCTTATTTCGACCGTAAATTAAAGAGATCATCTAAAATGAAATATCCTTTAAACAACCTTGATGATTGTAACTTCATGCATTATTCTATGCAATTAAGTTTATATGCTTGGATGATTCAAAAAGCTAATCCTCTTTTTAATATAAAGATGCTCTTACTTATTCACATTGATCACGACGGTAATGTAAAAAACTATGAGTGCGATTATTTAAAAGCAGATGTGGAAAGAATGCTTGGATATTATAAAACCCAAATTAAAAATGAAGAATTTAAAAAATCCAGAGAAAAAATTGTATTTTAAAATAGCCGTCGGAATTTTTGTATTCCTATTGGTGTGTATAGCATTCTCAATACAGAACGACAAATACAAAGTCTTAGATAATAATTATAAGATTGAACAATTAAAGGTTGACAGTTGTAATAAGAAAATAAAAGCATATGAATTATTGAACAGAAAAGCAGATAGCACTATATGAGTACTAGAGAAAAAGAATGATTCTCTTGGAGATATAAAACCAATAATATTAATGTACTATGATAAGAAAATTAAAAGTATTAACAGTGCTTCTGCTTATGAGCACGCTCGTTGGATGGACTCAATCGTCACCAAAGTGAACAGTATGAAAAAGTAATCCTGATACTATTATTACTTACAATTACACAAAAACTGATTTGACTAACGTTAGATTATATGTTACTGGATTGGAAGAAACTCGAGAGTTATATAACATCGAAATACAACAATCTAAAATAAAGGATTCTATAATTATTGAAAAAAATAAAAAATTAGATAACTTTAAAAATATAGTAATAGAAAAAGATTCTATTATAGGTTATACTGTTACAGAGTTTAATAAAGCAGACAAATGGGGAAAATCTCAAGAAGTCTTAAAAACTAAATATAAAAAACAAGCTGCAAGAACTCCATTATTTATGGGTATTAGTAGTGCAATAGGATTTATATTATGTCTATTATCAATAAAGTAGCACAAGGGTTCTTCAATGAACTAATGAATAAAGAAGCAGAAACACACACCAAACGAATGATTCATTGTAAACAATGTAAATTGTTATATAATGATAGTTTGTTTGGAGAAACATGTAATTCTGAATTATATGTAAATCCGGAAACAAATGAAGTTTCTACAACAGATAAACCAGGATTTAAGAATGGATGCGGATGTATCCTTAGATCCAAGACACGAGTACCAGATGCACACTGCCCTTTAGGCAAATGATAACAATGAAAATGTAATGATAATGAAAAATGTTTTATTTAATGGAGATGCAAAAGACATCTTAATTGAAGGAGTGAATTTAATAGGCGATGCTGTGTCAACAACATTCGGACCTAATGGAAAAAATGTTATAATCAAAGGACTCTCAGGAGTGTATATAACAAAGGATGGAGCAACCGTTGCAAAATATGTAAACGATGATGATCCATTTATTAGTACAGGTATTGAACTTATAAAAGGTATTGCAACTAAAACAGCAACTGATGTTGGAGATGGTACAACCACTGCAACTATTCTTGCTCAAACTTTAGTTAATACTTTAAAAGATAAGACTGAAAATCCAATTGCTATAAGTAGAGAGTTAGATAAAGAACTCAAACAAGTTATAGAATATTTGGAAAAGAATAAAAGAACAATCACAAGTGTAGAAGACTTAATTAAAGTTGCCACAGTATCTACAAATAATGATATTGAACTTGGTAAACTTGTAGCTGAAACTTATTTTAAAGTTACAAAAGATGGAGTAGTAACTATAGAAGATTCACAAGATACACATAATTCAGTTGTGTTTTCACAAGGAGTTAAAATTGAATCAGGATATAACTCACCATACTTTGTTAATACAACTAAGAGTACATGTGAACTAGAAAATGTATTAATTGCAGTTTTTAGAATACCTTTAACTGAGATTAAAGATATTGACGAAGTATGTAGTAGAGCTATGAGAGAAAAGAAAGCACTTCTTATTATTGCTCCAAAAATGGAATCCACAATACTAAGAACTCTAGTACATAATAATAATACAGGAAATCTAAAGTCTTGTTTTATTAGTTCACCCGGACATGGTATCTATAGAGAAACTTTACTTGATGATATCGAATGTATTGCTTCTACTTCAGTTTGTGAAAAAATTATAGTATCAAAAGATACTACATATCTAATAGGATGTGAATCTAACCAATCGGTTATTGATGCTAAAATATTAGAAGTAAAAAATACACTTAGTTGTAGTACAACTGAGTTTGAAATGACGTTTCAAAGAAAGAGATTAGCTAATTATATTGGTGGTATAGCTACTATATTTGTTGGTGGATATTCTCAAGTTGAAATACAAGAAAAGAAAGATAGATTAGAAGATGCTATTTGTGCGGTTAGAGCTGCTATGACAGATGGTATATTACCTGGTGGAGGTTTCTCATTACTTAGAGCTGCTAAACTTTTAGACTTAAAATATTTAAGTAAAGTATTGGTAATGCCTAATTTAATACTATCTGAGAATAAAGCAGATGGTATAGATATTTTCAATTTCTGGGAAGGTAAAGACTATAAGACTAGACAAATTGGAGACATGTATGAAATGGGAATCGTAGATCCTTTCCTAGTAACAAAGATAGCTTTAGAAAATGCAGTATCAGTAGCATCACTGATCTTAACTAATGGATGCACAATATTAAATATAAATTAAAAAATGACAATGATTATGGAAAAAGAAATTATGCCCCTTGGATTAAATATATTTGTACAGCCTTATGCTGTTAATCCTTATTTGCAAGTAGTATCTGCTGGTGGACTACAATTAACTAATGGAGAGTTTCAAAATCCTGATAGTGGAGAAGTTGAACAACTAACATCACATATTAAATGTGGAATAGTTTTAGAAGTTGGAAAAGATTGTAAACAAGTAAAAGTTGGAGATGATGTATTTTATAATGCGCATACAACTACACCAATTCCTTTTATGGGAAGGGGTTTTATACTAACACACGAACCTGGTGTTATGTGTATTATAAATGAAGGGTTAAAAGAAAGATTTAAAAACAATTAAACTATACAATTATGTATAATAATGAATGATTACAATTTGTAATAATGCAAAAAGAAACACTATGATTAATGAACAACGAAACAACGATAAGCAGTTTTTCCTACCTGGAGATGTAGTAAGTCTTAGACAAGATGTACCAAATAAACCCACTATGATTGTGGTAAAAAAAGTTACTAAAACTATTAGAACTTCTGATGTAAAGAATGATTTCTTCCAAGGAATTCAATGTATGTGATTCACAACAACTGGGGAGATTGTAAAAGATACTTTTAATACTAAAGATCTTTTGAAAATACAATAATGAGATCTGGAATATATTTAATTAGAAATATAAATAACAATAAATGTTATATTGGAAGTTCTAATAATTTAGAGTATAGAAAATGTATGCATTTTTCTAAATTAAAACATAATAAACATATAAATCAACATCTTCAAAATTCATATAATAAATATGGAAAAGAATCTTTTATATTTACTATTATTGAAGAATGTGAATGTATGAAAGAAATTCTATTAGATAGAGAACAATATTATATTAATACAATGAATCCTGAATATAATATTTTAAAAATTGCAGGAAGTACATTAGGTTTTAATCATTCTATTGAAACTAAACTTAAAATTAGTAATTCTACAATAGGTATTAAAAAATCTAAAGAACATTGTGAAAATATAAAAAATTCTCAAAAAGGTAAAACTTTAACAGATGAACATAAACAAAAATTATCAGAATCTGCAAAAAATAGAACTAAACAAGGACATACTACTAAAATAAATATAGATGGAATTAACTATGATTCTTTAAAAGAAGCATCAGAGTTATTAGGAATAAAATATAACACTCTTCAAAGAAGATTAGTTAATCCTAATTTTCTAAATTACATTAAATTATAATCACTAAACAATTAAAATGACCGACGAAAAGAAACAAGAATTATTTCCGTATTTCGCTTACACTTATTCTAAACAAATAAATCCAGAGAAATACGGAAATTTATCTTCTGATGAATGACAAACTGTAATACAGGATAGTCCAGAAGATATAGATCAGATTAGCCAGGCTGCTGGACAACTTGCAGATGAAGATTGAGATGCACTCGATCAACAATACTCTCAAGAACAACCTCAAGAAAATCAAGCGCAATATGCTGCAAAAGGAGCCAAAATTAAAAAACTAAAATCTATGAAATGTGGATGTGGTTGTAATATGGTTACTGTTAAAGAAGAAGGTGGTAAAATGTCATCTAAATGTGCTTGTAAATGTGGAGGTAAAATTAAACATCAAAAAGGTGGAAATGTTATACCATTAAAAAATGATGCAACAACTATAGCAAAAAATAAAGAAAGAATTAAATCACGTCCTGCTATTGCAACTAAAGATAGTACAGATGAATTATCTGAAAATTTAGCACATTTATCAATGGATAGTTATACAAGTTCTGGAGATTTAAAAAATCAATATGATAAAAAATTTGATGCAACTGCTTCTGCTTTAACTCGTCAAAAAAATAAAGGAAAATCTGGCTTTGATGCTAATGGATTTCCTAAAAAACAAAATGGTGGAATAATAAACAATAAAAAATCAAACAACATGAAAGAAAATTTAGGATCTATTCAAAGTATATTAGATTCATTTAAAAAAGGTGGTAAAATGAAATGCCAAAATGGTGGAGATCTAAGTCCTAAATCAGCAATAGTTGCTAAGAATGGTTCTAAAGCTCCTAAAAGAATTACAACAGAAAATAAATCTGTTGAAATAGAAACCGCTAAATGTGGAAAAAAATTAGCTAAGAAACAAGTTGGTGGTAAAGTTAAAGCATCTATTAATACTGCTGCTTCTGCAACTAGTAAATTACCAAAAATGAATTCTCAAAGTGGAGCTAATTCAAGTACTGTGCCAACAAATCCTGATGGATCTGCAAAAGCTCCAGCAAGAATTAAAAAAGGACAAACTGGAATTACAGCACCAGCACCCAAAAAAAATAAATTGCCAATTGTAAATGGTAAAAAAGTTCCTGATGATGGAGCTGACTACTCTGTACAAGGTCCAGCAAATAAATCTGAAAAGGTAAAAAAATCTTTTTCTCCTAAAAAATAAAAATTATGAAATTTTTTGTATATGATAATGTAAATGGAAATGTATCTCTCGAAGACACAAGTATACTTTTAATAAAGGAATTTGAAGCTTTGTTAGAAGATAATAGAAATAAAAGTAGTGCCGACAAAACGGGTAAAAAACGGTTGAGAGCATTTAAAGAATTTAAATTTATATATCTGTTCTTTGATTGAGAAAGTCCTTATTTTCAATATACAGAACAAGATAAACATGCAGAGGCTATGAAAGATTCAGGATTGTCAGACGAAGAGTTTGACGATCCTAAATTTAGAATGGCGTGTCAAAAATATGATGAAATCCAAAATTCATCATTAGACATAAAATTATTAAAGGCGGCAATGAATGCTGTTGATAATCAAATATTTTATTTAAGTAATGTAGATTTACAAGAAAGAGATCCTATTACGGGAAAACCAATCTTTAAAAGTAAAGACTTAATTGCTGAGATTAAAGGCTGTAAAGATTTAATATCTACTTTACGTGAATTACAAGTTCAAGTTAAGAAAGGATTAGAAATTGAAAGTAACGTAAGAGGTAATACTGAAATTGGATTATTCGATTAATTATGAAAGGATTTATATATAAATTAATATCACCAAGTGGTAAATGTTATGTTGGACAAACAGTCAACATGAAAAAAAGATTGAGTGAATATAAAACATTTCATAATTGTAAAAATCAGAAAAAACTATTTAATGCTATTAAGAAATATGGTTTTAATAATTTTGAACATAGTATATTAGAAGTAATAGATTTCGAATTAAAATCAGAATTACAAGATAGATTGAATGAATTAGAAATTGAATATATTTCAAAATATGATTGTGTAAAAACTGGATATAATATATGTAGTGGTGGAAATCAACATAGATTAGGAGTAAAAGAAACTGAAGAACAAATTCAAAAGAAAAAAGATCGTTGAACTGATGATATGAAAAAGAATCAATCTGAAAAATTTAAAGGAGAATTAAATCCAAGATTTGGAAGTTCTGAAAAAACTTATTCAAAAAAAGTTAATCAATATGATAAAACTGGAAAATATATAAAAACTTGAGAAAGTGCTGCAATTATTGAAAGAGAACTAGGTTATAGTGCTAAAAATATAGGTAGTGTTTGTTTAGGAAAGAATTTAACAACATGTGGGTTTATTTGAAAATTTTATATTGATTCTAAAGATAATATAATTCCAGAAAAAAGCAAAAGAGGAAAACAATCAACTAAAGGAATTCATACTATTTCTATAATACAATATTCAAAAGATAATATTTTTATTAAGGAATTTGTTAGTATAACTGATGCAGAAAAAGAATTAAATATAAATCATGCTAATATTTCAGCATGTGCTAAAGGTAAAAGAAAAACAGCGGGAGGTTTTATATGAAAATACTTGATGGAATAACATGAGATTTTGGTCCAGATGATAAAATTGAATATTTCGATAGTTATAAATCTTTCTTTATGACTAAATATCGCCCTATTAATGATGTTGATGCATTAGACTTTAATCCTGATTGATTTAGAGAAGATGCAATTAACAAATTAAAAACAGGTAGATATAGTCCATCATCTATACCTATGGGTTCTAAAACTCATAGAGATTGATGGAAAGAAAGAATACGTAGATGTAATGAAGGATATGAAGTCAATGGTTATCGTATAACTGGAGATAATTATTTCTTCATTAATTTTTATAACCTTAAATCTTCTGATTCAGAAACAATTAATCAATCTTATGGATTTCCTGAGTTTCTTGTTTTTCAATACGAATATTTCCATTACTTGGAAATGTGTGAAAAATTAAAGAAAGATACTTCAGTACTTAAAAGTCGTGGTATCGGATTCTCGGAAATGGCTTCTAGTTTTATAACTAGACCATATACAACAATTCCTAACTTTCGTTCAGTAGTTTCTACGTTTTCAGAAAAGCATTTGAAACCAACACTTGATAAGATATGGATTCAAATGGATTGATTAAATGAAAATACAGAAGGAGCTTTCAAAAGGGTTAGAATGGTAGCAAATTCTAAGACTCATAAAAGAGCATCTAAGAAAGATAAAGATGGTGGTGAAGCGCCAGACAGTCATAAGTCAGAAGTAGAAGGATTAGTATGTGATGAACCCGATAAGTTAAGGGGTGATAGAACACAAATTCTAATTTACGAAGAAGCAGGAGCAGATCCTGTTTTGATGAAAAAATGAGTTAAAGGTACTGCATTAATAACAGTACTTGGAGGTAAACGCGTTGGTAGAAAGATTGCATTTGGTACAGGTGGATCATCTAAAGCTAGTTCTATGGAAGGACTTAAAAGAATGACAAATGATCCAACTGCATATAATATTTTACCTGTTAAACATAATTATACTAGAGATGGTAGATACATATTAAGTGGATTATTTATTCCAGCTTATAGAGTTGTTTATGATTTAGTTGATAAACGAGGATGATGTAATTTAGAAAAAGCTAAAGATTGGTATGAACAAGAAAGAATTAAATTAGTTAATAGTCCAAAGGATTTACTAGAATTTAAGTCAGAGTATTGTTTTACTATTGAAGAAGCTCTTATACAACATGCTGATAATTTATTTCCTAGAGAAGAACTTGCAGAACAACTTGCACAAATAGAAATTTACAAATCAACTCCTACAATACATTCAGGACATCTTGTATGAAAACGAGATGGAGATGATAGAGCAGATGGGGTTAAATGAAGAGAGGATGCACAAGATGGAAAAATCCAAATTATAGAACATCCTTTAATGTCCGAATTAGGGACAGATTATAAAAACTTATACGTAGGTGGAATTGACTCTATTGATATTGGTACTGCTGATTCAGCAAGTGCTGATGGTAAAGGATCTGAATTTTGTATTGTTATAAAGAAAAGAGTGTTCGGACAATCTGATCCTGTTTATGTAGCAATGTATAAAGACAGACCTAAAGATCCTAGAGAAGCTTACGATGCAGCAGCAAAACTATTAACTTATTATGGATGTCAAGCTGTATTAGAATCAACAAGAACAGCTATTATTACTTATTTTAGAGATAAAAAATATTTACATCTATTAATGAAAAGACCAAGGTCTACAATGCCTGATGTATCTAAAGGTAATAGTCAAATGTATGGAACTCCTGCAACAGTTAAAGTTATTCTACATTATCGTGAATTAATATATGATTACATTTTGGATTACTCCCGTACAATGGCGTTTAAAGATATGGTTGATCAATTATTAGATTATACGGATGAAGGAAAGAAAGACTTTGATATCGTAGCTGCAATGGGAATGTGTGAACTTGGTGATGAAGAAATGTCAGTTAAACGTCCTGAAGCAAAAGAAGTAGAAGGTAAAGGATTCCAAAACATAGGTTGGTGAACAGATAATAAAGGTTATAAACATCATGGTATAATACCAGCAAAAGACAATAGAGATGGACGAGCTAGAATTAGCGCAAGCGATTCGTGATTATATAAAGAGCTGATATAAAGCTGACTATACAGGATTAATAAGAGTTGATAAACTCAATCCTGGTTATAAGTGTGTTTTAGGTATTCCAAGTTACATGGTGCAAACCTCATTTGCTATAGACTGTGAAACTGACGAAGAATTCTTAAATTATGTATACACAGAATTAAGAGTTAGAAATTATGTTAGACAAGAAGTATATAAAGTATATAGAAACTCTGAAACAAGAGAAGAATAAAAATGGATAAACAAATTGACGATAAAGAAAAAGATATAATGGATAATATAGATAGAGCTATTAATGAATTGGTTTATGAAAAAACCCAAATCATTAAAGCCTATAACTATTATCATGGTAAAAGAGACCCTGAACAATTCAGACATTTAGAAGAAAATTATGGGATAGGTACTCCTACATCAATTGAATTTGTACCATTAGTTAGAAAACACGTAGATGTTTTAATTGGTGAATACTTATCAACGCCAGTTCTTCCTAAAATTTCTTGTAAAGACCATACAACATTATCAAATATTGATAGAGATAAACAATTACACATACATGATAACATTGCTAAAGAATTAAATAAGCATTTAAAGAATGCTGTATATAGTTCTACAATAGGATCAGATGCTCCTGATAAACAAATTGAATTAGAACTTCAAGAATTACATGAATCACTCGATAGAAATTTTATGTCTAACTATGAAATAGCAGGACAAAATATAGTTGATTGAACAATGCAATCTCGAATAATTGATTTTGAAAATCAAAGAAAAATATTACTAACAGATTTATTAGTTAGTGCGACAGCTTATTATAAAGTATGTCCATCAGTTAGTAAATCAAATGTAAAACTTAGAGTATTAAATCCAATAAATACATTCATTGATAGAAATCCAGAATCACCTTATCTTAAAGATTCGGCACGTTCTGTAATTAGAGATTATTTAACTAAGGATCAAATACTTGCAAAGTATGGAGATTCATTAAAACCTGATGATTTAGAATCATTAGATACATTACAAGATTTTGCTAATGATGGATCAGCAACAACTTATCTTAGAAGTTATGATTCAGTTACAGGAAATACAATGTCAGATGGTATACTTGGGGGATTTGAAATAACTCCTCTATTACCTTATGAAAGAAGTACTTCTAAATATTTTAGAACTTTTCCAGTATATGAAGTTGAATGATTAAAGACTGAAAAAGAAGATGACAAATATATTACTAATCGTTATGAAGGTGTACGTATAGCTACTAATATTTATATTACTACAGGTAAATGTGAGGATGTAGTTAGAAGTGTAGATGATAAAACACATTGTACATTAACAGTAAATGGTATGTTCTATTCTGATAGAAATGGCGATCCTTTCTCTCTAGTATTAAAGACAGCGAATTTGCAAGACAAATATGACTTGATTAATTTTATGAGAGATAACGTAATATCTGAATCAGGTACTGCGGGAGATTTAATTGATATAGCTCACTTACCTAAAGTATTAGGTGCAGATTTAGCTGAAAGATTAATGAAATTTAAAGCTTATGGTAAAGCTGGTATGAAATTATACGATTCTTCACAAGAAGGTCAAATGCTTAATACTGCTATGAATGGATTTGATGATACATTAAAATTTAATACTATACAAGCTTTTGATTTAGCGATTCAAAGAATTGAAGATACTTGTTCAATGATTACAGGTGTATTTAAAGAAAAATTAGGTGGAATAGAACAACGAGATGCTGTAACAAATGTTGCAGTAGGTGTAAGAAATTCTTCTTATATTACTAAACAATACTATCAAATTATGGACTTAATAACAAGAGAAATCTTAATTGATATTCTTAATCTTGCTAAAATTGTTTATAAGAAAGGAATGAGTGGGTCACTTATATTAGGTGATAGATTAAATAAAATATTTACAGCATTACCTGAACATTATACAACAACTGATTATGATATTCATATTGGTGATAGTTCTGAAATTATGAAAGAACAAGAAACTATCAAACAATTAGGAATGGAATTAGTAAAAGGAGGATTGGTTGATCCAGAAACATTAATTGAAATTATTACATCGAAAGGTTTAACTAAAATGAAAGAAGATGTTAAGTTATCATTAGCTAAGAAGAAAAAAGAAAATGATCAACTTGGACAATTACAACAACAATCCGAACAATTACAACAACAATTAAAACAACTTCAACAAGAAAATTCAAAACTACAAGCTCAGGTTGGTAAAAACAATCAAGAGAAAATGGAGATGGATAGAGAAAGATTATCATTCGATAAAGAACTTGGATGGTATGAAGCTAAAAATTTATCAGAATATAATGCTGCTAAATTGGAAGACGATAAAACAAGAATCAAACTTGAAGGAGCACAATTATTAGATGCTAATCATCGTAATGATGAAGTTAGAAACAGCTAAACTTATTTATATGTTTAAAGAACTAAAACAAAGATGGACCACAGAAAGTCCAGCAATATTTAAAAAAATAACTAATATATCTATTATACTCGGAGGTGCAGCCTTCGGTATATTAGTTATGAATGGAGTTATAGATTTACAACAATATGGAGTTGCTCCAATTATTTTTAAGGTTTGTGGATACGTGTTAGTAGCATGTGGTGCAATGGGATTAACTTCTAAAATAACTAAACAAGACTAATAATCATGATTCAAATAAACTTACTAAGAATTTCACCAGATAGTAAATATCTAGAATTTAGTGTAGAGTGTCCAACAAATTATTTATTTAATAAACTATTTATTAAGAAATATGATGCTATACCAATAAATAGTACAGATGATCTTTGAAGAGATGTATCACATCTATTACAAAGAACTTCTACAAAAGAAATTATGAGAATATCTACTGAGGCTTTAAGTGGATTTCAAATTGAACCTGGTGTTGATGGTAATTTGGCAAGTACATTATTTTATGTGCAATTTGGAGTAGAGTGAATTGAACCTACACCAGGTAATCCAACATTACCAGTACCACTTATACCAGATGTTATTGGAGTAACATCAGATGTAAATAAAGTATATATTCTTTTAAAAGATTACTTACTTAATTTAGATGCAAGATGTATTACAACAAATGATTATCAAACATTAATCAGAAATTATATGTTCTTATATGCTCATTTAGAAGCCATGAGACTTGAACGATTTGATGATGCTGAAATGTTTTATGATATTATAAAGAAACAATTTATCTCTTGATCACCTTGACTAAGAAGTGATAATTCAAGAGTATTGAATGATTGTAATTGTAAATAAAATGGAAGAAGTTAAACAATCAATAGTATCAACTACAGTTAAATATTTGAGAAATCTTGAATATTTAGCTATAGATGATAAAAAATTATCAAATGACATAATGGCTTTAATTGTAGTCGATGAAGTATTTGATTGAGCAAGTTGATCAGGAGAACCTTCAACAGTACAAGTAAAACTAAAGAAATTTAGAAAAGATATAATTAGAAACAATCCTAAGATTATAGAAGAAATGCAAAGAACTAATGAATTCTATAAAAATGTAAATACACCACAAACTATTTATACATGACAACGTGTATACGATAATGTAGATGTAATTACAGTTGATGATCCTAGTGGTATTATTCCAGAACCTTATACACCTCCATATTTCTGAGGTAAAGTTGTAAGTAATACTAAACCAAGTAAAAATCAATCATTGATTAATTCTGGAACTATGGTTTATGGAGATCCAAGTGAAGCATTAAACATTCCTTACAACTCTAATAATACAGATTATTTATGGTTTGCAATTCCATCAGATATTCAATCTAAAGCAATATGATATGTTGATAATC